ATATGACTGTAAGTCATTATAGACTCCACGTTCCATAATACGATTAGCAAACTCTTTGCCTTCAGTATTGAACCATTTCAATATGTCAGCATCGGAATCGCCACGCATAATTCTGCCAAGAGGTAAATCTATTTCGTTACGAATCTGGCGATTAGCAATATGTGCTAAAGCATTCCAGTATTCTTTACCATCGCTTCGCTTAATCTTTACAAACTTTGAACCGTCATACTTGACACGACGACCCATTTCAGATTGCATAGAAGCTGAATAGAAGTTCTGACTGCTGTCTACTTCAGCCATATAAGCACCAACGCCACGTTGGTTAGGGTCAGCCAATCCAGCAATAGTATATTTCTTACCACTGGCGCTAGTGATAACTTCTTCTTTTTGACCAAGGGTTTTTGTCTTAGCCCTTAATTCAGATTGATTAAATTGATAAGGCTGTAGCTTTTGACGCTCAATGTCTATTAACTTGGCATAGCCATATACTTCATCAGACAGTTTATTGAATTCGTTATTTGCCCTGGTATAGTTATTTACTGCTTGCCAGTAGGCATCTTCTGCCTCATGATAAGTAGCAAGGACATCTGGGTCATCGCTTTTTTCGGCACGTTTCTTTAATCTATCGCGACGTGCAGTAGCTTGCTTTAGCAAGATATCTGCATCATCTGCAGCCTGTTCTGCTACTTCTTTGGCAGTAACCTTTGGTTGCATGTCAGCAATAAACTTGTCCATATTGAACTTAGTCTGCTTCATCATTTTACGTTCGTTCCATTTAGGACTAAACGGAATGAACTTCTTGCTTCTCTCGAATCTGAGAGAGCCGTTATATAAGAAGTTAGACATACCAGGTAGCGAGTTGCGAACAATCTCAGTTGACTCAAGAGCCATGCTTGCACGAGCAATAGGGTCTACCATTGAGTTTTTAGGTATGTAAGCAAGACGAATCAAGTTCATATTGCTAAAAGCCATGTTAGCTAAGTCAAGGAACTCACCTAAAGTTGTTCCTCGTTGAGCGAATTTAGCGCGACGAATATCTGTTGGCTTAACAATTCCTTGACGAGTTCCACCAAGGTGCTGAATCATGTCTCGTTCTAACTTAGCAAAGTCAAGCATTGGCAAAGTCTGAGCTTCATTAGATACAGAAATAAAGTTCTGTATGTTAATGTTTCCGTCTTCGTCTGGAATTATTCCATTCTTGGCAGCATAAGACTTTAAAGTCTGACGGTTATTACTAAGACGTGAATGCCAACTCTTCATTCTTTTGATGGCATCATCCATTGTGCGGACATCCATTAGCTCCGTTACTCCGTAACGAATAGCTAAACGCTTTAATATTTCTTCTTCAATCTGAGTAAGGGCAATAGCTCGCTGAGTGTCAGACTGTGCGCCAAGGAATTTATTTACCATGTCACGCTTAAACTGAGCACCTTCTGCTCCTTTAAGGAACAAGACACGGTTCAAGTCTGAACGTAAATCATTGGCTGCTTCAAATCTACGTGGGTTAGAAAGGTTAATATGACCTTGAGGTCTACCTGAACCAGTCCAAGCAATGAACCGAACGACTCTGTCGTAAGGTTCTGACTGGTAAACTTTTACTTTCCAAGGGCTATTGCCATCAGCGCCAAATAATTTTAAATCACCAAACTGTGCTTGGTTAGCAATCTTCTTTTTAGCCAAACTCATTTGCTCTAATACGGCAAATCGACCTGGTCTATAACTCTCAAAAGTGCTATCTTTACTTGACCTTAAAAAGTCATCTAGTGCCATTGCAAAGTTTTTATCTGTAGACTTCTTAGCATCAATAATGCGTTGATATCTTTCAGTTAACTTTGGAGTTAAATTTTCAATTGCAATGTTTTCAAAATTAGAAATAGGTCTTGTTAGCTCAAGACCATAGTTATCTAAGTGGTCAGCCTTAAGCGGATTACGCTCAAAGAATCTTAAGAATGCTGCTGTATCTCCACGCTCAGCAAGCAAATAATCTGCTACATCTTGGTGAGTATCTAATCTAGATACGATGGTAGCGGTACGATATGGGTTAGCAGTTTCACTAACCAATGGATTAGATGATAACTTGCTTAAATCTTTTTCATTTACTAGGTCATCTACTAAAACGCTAAGACCTGTGCGGGTACGTTGCTCTACTGGTAGAGCTTGCTCGGAAACAATCTGATTAAGTTCAGACTTAAACTTATTTACATCCTCTGCTGTTACAAGCTTCTTTGGTCCTGCTACTTTTTTAGCTGCAGCACGAACACCAATACCAGCGCCTTTGCTGCCAAGTGCAGCAAGTGCTAAATCTGTTGTACCTGAAGCAAGAATGCCTGCCCATTCATCACGGAAAGCTTTGTCTCTTTGTTTATCATCAAAGATATTAAAATCGCTATCCATGAATGTAGGAGTAAGTTGGTCAGGTAAAAAGCTAAACCCTTGTCCTACTGTTGTAGCAAGAGCTTGACCCATTGAAATCTTTTTAGCTTGCTCTTTTGCATAGCGGAAAGACTGAATAGGGTTACCTTTACCAGCTAACATTGCTTGAGGTGTAAGCAATGCAGTTGATACACCTTGTGTTACAGGTTGAATAACATATTTACCAATACCTTCCATAAGTTCCATGGCTGGATTGATAAGTCTTCCAAGTAGAGGAATGCCTTTGCCTGCCTCGATTGCGCTAGCAACCTTTGGCATAATAGCTTGTTCTACTTTACCTACTTTGGTTTGGTCTACCTGTTGTTTTTTAAACTCATCTATACGAGATAAAGGAACTTGCTGAACTGGTGCTGTTCCATACTTGGGGTCATCCCACCAATTGGTCACCATTTGCGGTAGCCTCCTTCTTATCCGTCAATTCCTCTAGCATTGCCACTCGGTCATCGTCGGAGTCGAAGGGAAACTTGGCTAAGTCCCATGCCATTGGAGCCATGTCAAAACCAAGGTATTCGAGATTCTCCTCAAACTTCCTTAGTATCTTCATTCTGTTTGACTCCGTAGGTATTTAACAAAAGCTTTCATAGTTCCTGAAGATTGCGGTGAATCTGCAAACTGCATCATTAAAGGCATATATTTAGTAAGTTTACTTAAATCTTCTAGTTGTGTATCAATTGGTGATTTCATACCAAGAACTTCACTACCTGGTCCTGGACCAGCATCGACTCCTGCTGTTACTGGTTCTGCTGGACGGCGTGTAGGCGCTGTTAATGGAACGATGTTAGCCATCAGGTTACTAGCTGTAGAGCTAGCCTTAGCCATTGGCGCAGCTTGTTGCTGTGCCTGAAACTCTTTTTGTTCGCCATAAGCAGCGTTAGGAAGTTTCTTAATACCTTGGCGGTCGGTACGCTTAGCGTAAGGACCTGGACCTGATGGCTCCATCATTGACATTTATTAACCTACTTCTTTGGAATTCGTACTTTCGTTCCTGAATAAATCATTGAACCCTGCTTATATTTTTTATTCTTCATAAACTTAGGGTTCGCTTCACGAATTGCTGCAAGTGTTGTTTTATTTGCTTTAGCAATTCCAGAAAGGGTGTCACCTTTCTTTACTGTATATGTACTACCACCTGCGTTAATAAATCTACCTTGACCAGTAATACGTGGTTGGTTACTGCGAGATTTTGTTGCGCTTTCATTAAGTGGTTTTTGTGTGCCAAGTTTTCTAGCACCTGCTGGTTGCTTTACTAAAGCTCTTAATACTGGCTCGCCTAATAGTGATGCAGCACCAACTGCAAGACCTACGCGACCAGTGATAGCTTTACCAGCTAGACGTGCTGCACCTTTAAGTAAACCAGCCTTGCCAGCTTTCTTAGCGCCTTCTTTAGCAACTGTAGATACAGCGTTTTTAGGACGTACAGCAAGTGCTTTACCAGATTCTGGTTTTAATGCTGCTGCTTTAACGGCAGTATTTTTCTGTACAAATTTAGCCTTCTTAGCTCCCTTAGAAGCTTTCTCTGGCTGTGCAGTTGTAACGTTATATACAGGCTTTGCTGCATCTTTGTTCAACTTAAATGTTAGCTTGCCATCTTTCATGGTAGCAGTCGCTACTGGCTTAGCACCTGCAGGAATCTTGCTTGCTGCTGGCTTATTTGCGTTCCAGTTTTTACGTTCTGCTGGTGACATCTTTGCCCATGCTGCTTTATTAGCAGCAGATTTCTCGGCACGAGTCATTTTTTTACTGCCATACTCTGCTTTTAATTTATTTTGAGTATTGGCTTTTGCTGCATTAGCTAACGCTTTATTTTTAGCTTGCATAAATTTTGTTTCTTTAGCTTGTGCTACTGCCTTTTTTATCTGTGGCTTTGTCTTAGCAGCAGCTTCTTTACCTTGAGCTGCAGCTTTTTCAACAGAAGACTTCTTTACAGCAGCAGCCTTCTTTACAGGACGACTAAGCGGTCTTTCATTCGCTGGTGTCTGTTGAAGAGTTGGAGTTGCTCGTCCACGACGAGCAGCACGGTCAGCTTCTTGCTTAGCAATTGCTTCTTTACGTGTTTTTTCCATGTTAGCAGCAGATTTTGAAGCACGTGACTCTTTATCTTCTAGAGCCAGTTTGCGTTCTACTTCAGCACGAGCTTCCCGACGGTCACGAGCCATTCTTTCTTGTGGTGATTCCGCCTGTCCAACACGAATTTTGTTGCCTTTATCGTCTGTGATATAACCTTTTCTAGATTCCTTAGCAATATCGCGATAAATTTCTCTATCTTCTGCAGTTACTTTGAAGGTGGTATCTTTACGAAAGGCTTTCTTCTTACCAGGAAACGCTGCCTTTGCAGCGGGTCTAGCTGCTGCTCTAGCTTGGCGATACTTCCTAGGTAATCCTTTACCTTTTTTCGCCATGGTTATCCTTACTTAAGTTTGTTCTTGTTACCCTTGATGCCCTTTGGAGCTTTAGCAACTTCAACGTTTCCAAGTCCTACGCCTTTTCCACCATTCTTCTTGCCTTGGTGTCCTGGGTGAACTGGAGCTTTAGCTGCCTTGCCTTGTTTTCCAAATGCCATTTCTTTTCTCCTTATGCTGGTATTTGTCTAGTTACTCGACCTGCGAGTACTGGATTGCCTGAACCAGTTAAACCTGCAAGAAGTTCTTGCATTGCTGGTCTACCTTGTGGCATTGGTGGCATACCGCCTCCTGGTGCCATAGGTTGTTCTGGTTGCCCCATTCCTGGAGCCTCTGGTGTTGCTGGTGTTGGTGCTGGTTCTGGCTTGAACGCTTTAGCTACCGCATCTTCTAGCGGTGTTCCTTTCTTGCGCTCGTCAATAACGGTTGCCATTTTTTCAACAACAGACATTGGGTCTTGACCTTGCGTAACCATCATTGGAATCGCTTGAGCAAGTGATGAGATAGATGCCTTTAAGGAATCTCTCATCTCTTCGATGTCAATTGCTCGCTCTTCTTCTCCAGCATTGAGCGAAATCGGTAAATTGCGACGTAACATTCCACGTGAAATTAACTTATCTCCACGTGCTTGTAGACCCCATACGAGTGCTCGGTTAGGGTCAAGTCCTGCCATCAAACCATATTCAACGGTAACACCAAAGTTTCCATTGATATCTGAAGATGGCTTATATTTTAATTTGTATGGAACGCCATTTGCAGTGGCGGATACTTCGCGAGTTACATCAGCAAAGTATGCTTCATCTGTGGCGAACGCAAGTGAGATAGCTTCTCCAATTGCTTCGCCAAGAATAGATTGAATAACTTTAATTTGTGAATCGAATCCAGCCATAAGTGCCTTGACACCTTGACCAGTTACGATAGAACCTTCTGCTTGACCCGCACGTGCTTGTGGGAATCTGGTTCCTAATTTTAATTCATCACTTAATACGTTGTTTTCTGCGAACGCATATTGAGGTACATCTAGATTTACACGACGTATTTTCTCAGGAGAGTTCGACTTAATGACCGAATCAGGACCAACGGCAAGAGTAACAACATCAGTGGGAAGAGCAAGAGGAGCTTCAACAGACTTTTGGACAGCCTCCATAGTGAGCAAAGCGAGACGTGCTTTCGCTGCATACACTGGCAAAACATCGTCGAATGTGCCTCGGACTTCGCCATCAAGCGAAGGACGTTGAGCAACCGCAACTGGGACTCGACCGAGTCTGTTTGGTGTTTCTGCAAGTACGACTCCTCCGCGGTCTGGGATAAACATGACGGTACGTCGCTTATCAGTCCAACGTACTACTTCAAGTAATTGATTCTCGTCAGTTCTTCCAAATGCACTTGTCTGCAGAATCTTGTCTGCTACTTCTGGGAACTTGGCTGCCAAGTCTCCAGCTTTACGGAAATATGAACGGCAATAGACAGAGACTTCACCGAATCTATCCATGTCATAATACGCACCCATGGAATTCTCAACATGGATGTGTGGTCTTTTTTCCTTGAAGTTAGGTTCGACTCTGAATACACAGAATCCATAAGTACCCAACTGGTCTGCGCCACGCAGTAGCTCTGTACCTAGACGTGAAGATGCGACGTAGTAATTCGCAATCTTTGTTCTTTTGTCTGCCTTGGTACGCTGTGAATCATCAAGGGATGAATCTCCAGCAGCTGTTATGGTAGGTAATACACCTGCCTGCTCAGCAACGTCACGAGCTACGACATCAATTAAATTTGCAACAATAGGTTTAGACCAAGTTCCATCTGGGAACAAACCTTTAAATACTTGGTCGGCATTACCTGCACGGACCAGTGCAACCTCGCGCATGCGCTTATCGCGCTCGGCGTTACGAGTTTTTAATTGCTCGTATGCATTTACAAGTTCTCTCATTATCACAATCTCGCTATTCGCTGTGCAGCAGCTAAATCATCTAAGTTAATTATGTATCTATCTTCGATAGATTTTCTTGGGGTAAATTCGCTGCTAATAAAATTAGGGACGTTAGAAGAAGTTAATAAAATTTCACGAGCTACGATTTCACAGAACCAGAGCGCCATCACAGCGTCCATCTTTAATCGTCTACCTTGAACTCCTGGTTGCCATACAACCAACTGCTCAATTAACTTCTTGACATGCTCATTCCTGGAGCTATCTGGCAATTCAATAATGTTATCGCCAGCATGCTTTAAGTTGTTGTTATTGCCGTCACGCTTAGTGACGGTGCCAAACAACGGAGCCAGAGAAGCTACACCAAACTCTGGGTCTTGCTTGTTATTGCCTGTGTAGTGGGGACGGTAGTTAATACCGCGGGTGGATAAGAAGTTTCTAATCTCCTCATCCTGTGTTAAGAAAAGCTGAAAGGCGTTTGACTCAACAATAACCGTATGAGGTTTATAGGCATCTGTCCATTCTCGAATCAGATTGCGGATTGCCGATGGTGTGGGGCTGCTCATGACGTGAACGTCCATGACATAGCGCTTGTGTGTTCTTCGGTCAACCGCGTAAGCGACTGCTGCAGTGTCACCAGACATGGCAGGGTCGATACCGATAATTCGGTAGAAGTTGCCAGGTGAATCTGGATGACCAGCAGCGCCTGCAATCAAGGCACCCGACTTTCTCATTCCGTTTACTGCGCCTCTAACGCACATCGGGTCGAAGATTGCATTCTCTGCGATATCGAGGTTCTGGTAAACCAAAGACCATTTGGAAGGACCAGCCTCATTGCGGACCGCAGTTAGACGCGGTCCAGTCCATCGGTCATAGAAACCATTCTCATCTGGGGTATCATCCTCAGTAAGTGGTTGCTCTGACTTAGACCAAAGGGTTTTCCAATCCTCTGGTTTG